GCACAGATATTACCATGTCTGTAGTGTAGTCATTGTAATAAGAAAATTTGTAGTTTTCTGGATCACATACAAGTTGCATCCACTTTTCAAAGAACAGTCGTTCTTGCATATTTCTTGAAAGGATATATGTGAGGGTGATTTCTCCTGCATATATGGGTTCGTATGGAATATTGCGTGCTGGACCGTAGTATCTGAACGGTTGTGTGGAGAAGGATCGTCCAGGAATTGTTACTGCTTCGCAACGAATTGATAGCTGTCGGGTCTCTGCGGAATTGTTTGTGAAAAATACTCGTGGAGTATTGATTGCAACAGAGTACCGATTGTTAAATGCTATTCCTTGCGAGAGAATATTGTAAAACATTTCGTTAATGTTTGATGGTAGATACGGCATTTATTTTCCCTTTATGAAGTTTCTGGTGATTGCTTTTCTTGATTTTCTGAACACTGTTGTTGGTTTAGCATTTTTAAAATTCATGGTGTTTGACTTCATCATGTCTTCCCATAAATCAAACGGAACCATAATGGGTCTTTTTGTTATGCCTTTCCATAGATATTTTCTGTAACACGGCTTGAAAAATCTGAAATTAGACCTGGCATTCAAGTGGTCGTAGCTAACCAGTAGTCTAGTTTTCCAGTCTTCACTTACACGGATTTGCGGTAAGTATTTTATAAGATTTTGGAACAAGAACTCTCTATACTCTAAATCTAAAAAGTGGATATTAATCCCAGCAAATCCCTCTTTATAAGACTTTGTAACTAATACCAATGGAAAGGTGTCATAATACGTATTACTAGAAAGAAAATATTCGTTAGTTGGTTGATATTTAAAAATTACAAATACACCAGGTATAAGTCTGTTTGGCATCATTAGTCTATTCGTTTTGTTCATTAGTTGTAGAAATTTAATGTACGTTTGATTTGTAGAACCAATAACCGAAGTAGTTTCGTCTATTATTTTTTGTAGTTCTAGTTTTGAATCTATGGAAATCATGACTTTTTGAATATATCGTCTTCGGTCAGAATCTTAAATTTCCATCCTTTGGTATCAGACACCCGTTTTGCTGCTTCCCACTTGGCATTATTGGTTATCCACGTTTTTACTTCGGTGATATATCCTTTGGTGACCCTCTTTTTCTTTTTGGGTTCTTGGCATTGCTTTTTGGGTTTGATTTCTACCAACCAAGTGTTGATGCCTTTCTTAGTTTTTACCTCGATCAAAAAGTCTACAAAGTATTTGTGGATTTTTTTGTCTAGTGGGTTAATGTACGGAATTACTACTTCTTCTGATGCCCAACGTGTCACGCTAGAACTGCTGTCGCAAAACTTCATAAACTTTCTTTCCCACATACTCCTGTAAACAATTTTTGTTGGATCTCCCATGTACTTACTTGTATTTTGTGGTTGAAAAATGCCTTTGTACGCCATACATAAATATGTAGACTCCGCCCATTCAAATAAGGAATTTCTGAATGCCTACAGATAACAATCCCTTCTTTTTGAAAAGACCAGAACAAGCCAGACAAGGACAAGTCATAACATCTGATGGTAAACAGTTCACTGCAACCAACAGAAAGTCAATTAGTGCAGGAAGAGCATTGCGAGCAGAGTCCATGGCTGACCCAATTATGAGTGCCTTGGAAAGCACTCCTGATATGGTGCGTGGTGACCGCAAGCGACCTTCTATTCTTAAATTTCCTATAGAAATCGGATCAGGTGAAGTACCCCATGTTATGCAGTTTCAGATATTTTGGAGACAGGAAAACAAGGATTTGACAGACGCTAAGGGGGAGTTAAGCAAAGCAAAACAGGAAAACGAGAGAAAACTCCAAACCATGAATACCATATCAAGTCTTATAGACAAAGGAAACTTTACATACGAAAATGTGGCAAAGTCTCCTCTTTCTGATACGGGAATTGCAGAAATTCGTAGTATGGTAAAGGATAATTCACTTCTAAAGGTTGTAGACCCATCTGTAAACGATAACCTTGCAAATTTACTAAATCTGAATCCTGGAGAGGCAAAATTTATACTGGAGCAAACTATTAAGTCTCAACAGAAAAAAGTTGACTCTATTGCATTTGAAATAGAAAATGGAGCAGGTGCTATGGGGTTTGATGACAACGACAAACTACTTCTAGAAAATCGTTTTCAGGGAGCAGTAAATCGTACAACTGCTACGGGAGGAGGAGTACTTGGTGGATTGTTTGGACTTGGAATTGGTGCTTTAATGGGTGGTCCTATAGGAGCTGTTGCGGGTGGCATTATCGGTGCTGCCGGTGGTGTTGGTGTGCAACAAGGCGCAAAAAAATTGCAAGCTGGAACAAAGTACGATCAGATGGTTTCCATCTACCTTCCGTTTTGTACAAAGATAAACAATGAAGACTCTTTTTCATACGAAGACTCTGAAATGAAAGCAGCAGGCGCAATTGCTGATGCTATAGGTTCGGATCCATTGAATACAGCAGCGCAAGTTGGTCTTGCAGCTGTTGACATTGCAGCTGATAGTATAGGACAGGGTGCTGTTGCAAAATCTTTGACAGGAACCGTGCTTAATCCTCGTTTGGCAAAATTGTTTAAACAAAAAGAATTTAGAACCTTTTCTTTTATGTGGGAATTTTATCCTCGTAGCAGAGAAGAAGTAGAAATGATTCGTGATATTATTGAAACATTTCGCTACCATGCTCATCCGGCAAAATTTGGAGAAGCGGATGGAGCTCAAATCCAATTGCGTGTACCAGCAGAGTTCCGTGTTCGCTTTTTGTCCACTAATCCAGATAAAAACAATCAGGCAGGATTTGTTGAAAATGAGTATTTGCCTAGAATTGGATACTGTGCTTTAAGCAGTATAGCAGTAGACTACTCACCCAATGGTACATATTCGTCTCTTTTAGACAATTCACCAACAGCAATAACTCTGTCTCTACAGTTTAGTGAGATGGATGTGCTTACACGAGACAAGGTTGAAGAAGGATTCTGATGTCTTATTTTACCAAATTTCCACTTGTTAATTATCCTCTTGGGGTTGGTTCGGATCTGAAGTTTGTTTATGTACGCAATTTACTAAGAAGAATTGGTCTTTCTAGTGACCTAAAATCTTCTGCTGGCGCATTTTTGGAATACGATATTAAAGACGGAGAAAAACCAGAACAAATTGCAGATCGGGTTTACGGCGACCCTTCTTATGCTTGGGTAATTTTGTTAACTAACGATATTATAGATCCGTATTATGACTGGTATCGCTCTGAACAGTCTGTTCAAGACTACATCCAAAAAAAGTACGGTGGATACTTTGCGTATGTTGCAACAGGTGATAATTTTTTCTATAAATCATCAGTAGATACAGGTGCTACTTTATCACAGGGTTCTGTTTCTGTTAGAGTACTGGAATATCATCCCACATTTTCTCGTTTATTTGTAGACAAACCTGTTGTGGTTGGCCCTGCTACAATCACAGAAACAGGAGGGGTTCAGCATACCGTTAATGTTAAAAGAGTTGATGAGGGATATTTATCTGTTCATCATTTCGAAATACCTAGACCTGTGGGTAGTTGTGGAGCAAGTGAGTTTGTTACAGTTGATCCCTTAACCCAACAGAGCAATAGTTATTCTGTTCTAGGAGGGTTTATAGGATCGGCATCTGATGTATATCCACTCCCTGATGAGGGGAAAGGATACGTCCCTGATTCTGGAACTGTTGATTTTTGGGAAACGTTTATTGGTGGTTACATGGGAATTTCTGGCAGTCCAGTTAATCAATACGCTGTTTCAAACACAAAATACGAAATAACGTTAAACGATTCCAAAAGAACAATAAAGGTATTACATCCACGATATTTGTCGCAGGCAATCAAGGAATTGGAAGGCTTATTAAGAATTTGATATGAACGAGCACGGATCACAAATCTTAAAAGCGGGAGACTACAAGATTGAAAGTCTTACCCTACACTCACTTGTTACAGGCGACAGTATTAACTTGTCTGCTCTGTATCAGTACATAGAGATATACGAGGACATATTTTCTCCGTATCTCACAGCAAAAATTCACATTGAAGACTCACTAAATCTTCCCGAAAGAATGCCCATTATTGGGCAAGAGAAAGTTGAGTTAGTTTTTAAGACCGAAATAACCCAAATGGAAAAAATCGAATTGGTTTTTCGGGTGTATAAACTTGATTCCCACGAGATTATGGACAATGGAAAAAGTCAAAAATATGTTCTTCACCTTATAACTGAGGGTGGTTATTTTAATTTCTCTGAGTATTGTGGTTATTCTTTGCGTGGTCAAACATCAAAAATGGTTAATTCTATTTTCACCAAACACTTTCCTGATAGTGTGTGGAAAAACAAGTTAGAAATAGAAGACACTAACGACAACTACTCGTTTGTGATATCAAAATCATATACACCATTTAAGGCAATTTCTTGGCTTGCATCGAAAGCGCACACATCTACAGCAAACGATTACAGTCCGTTTTTGTTCTATGAAACAATAGACGGTCATCGCTTTAAAAGCGTGTCAAAAATTATTGAAGACGGGTCTGCTAACATTATTCCGTACCTATACACACCTGCAAATGTTGCAGTTCCTGATGGAAAGATTGAGAGTGTATCTTTTTCTACAATTTTACCAGCACGGTATCATCGAATACAAAAATTAGAAGAGATGTCTCGTTTTGATACAGTGTCTAATATTATGTACGGAACAATATCTTCTTTCATGGAAGTACATGACTTGATTCGCAAAGAAACAAGAAAGCACACATTTTATGAGTCTGATGTTTTTGATTCTACTAAAAAACTTGGAAGTTTAAATCATTTCAGAAAAACCGATTCTGAAGTAGACAAGGTGTTGTCTAAAGGTTCTGTTTATTTTTATATGCCGTCTACAGGACACACCGTACACACAAAAAGTAATCCAATAGTAGATAATTTTCAATCAGAATCCTTGTTTCAAAAAAATAAATACCATAAAAATAATTTGCTTACACAAAAATTAATGATTCAAGTTATGGGCGATACTCGTCGTAGGGTTGGTGATATTGTTGACATCATAATACCAAAAATTCAGTCTGATTCGCATCTGTTTGACGATCCCAATGATAAAAATATTGGTGGTAAATATATGATTACTAGCATTAAACACAATCTTGCCACCGCGTATGTGTGTAAGTACGAATTATCTAAAACTCATATGGAGGTGTGATGAAAGGTTATTTGGGAAAAGAAGGATTTGTTTGGTGGCACGGAGTTGTTGAAGACGTTAATGATCCTCTGTACATTGGGCGGTGCAGAGTGCGAGTTTTTGGATTTCATGTAGAAGATTTGTCTGAACTGCCTACGAGTCATTTACCGTGGGCGTATCCCATGCAACCAATTACTAGTGCTGCAATTTCAGGAATCGGAACTTCTCCCACTGGACTCCTTGTTGGTTCTCATGTGTTTGGATTTTTTAGAGACGGAGAAGAGGCTCAAGACCCTGTAATAATTGGTTCATTTGGTGGTATACCTTTACGAGAAGCAAATACAAGCACTGGATTTTCAGACTCTACAGGACGGTATCCTGCAAAACCATCAGATGTTCAAGCGCGGAAGTTTCCTATTGGTGTCTCTGTAATTGGTGAACAGGACACCAATCGTCTTGCGAGAAA